CTGAACACGTTTCATACAAAGCACCAAAATTTGTTACAATACAATATAATCCAGCAGCCATTGATTCAAGGGCTGCATTACAACTTGTCTCCTCCCAAATACTAGGGTATGCAAACATATGATAACGATAAATATATTTTTGTATAAAAGAATGTTCTTTGTAACCTATGTAAGTTACATTCTCTAACTTCCTAGCTTGTTCGTATAAAGGCTCATACTTACTTTCATTTTCTTTTTCAAACTCTTCTCCATATATTTTACAGCTGCTAAAAATATCTACATGCACATTACAATCTTTTAATAAACTCATAGCTCCTAATAAAACATTAAGCCCTCTCCAAGGAGTGACATGAAATAACATGCGGACCATATTACCCTTTTTAAAAGGTATTAAAGTAGGAAAGTTATTAACACCATTTTTTATCACATGACATTTGTGAGTGGGTAAATCAAATCTGTATCTATACTTTTCATAATTCCAGTGACTGTTAAATACATACCAATCAAACTTGTCGTGATTAGTTTTATCTTCAAACCAAGGATATATATTAGGTTGGTCGTAACTATTTTTTTGCCATAATATATTTATTTTGTCTTTACTTAATTCTACTTTACCAGGTATTGATGTGCATATTTGAAAATTGTCTAACAATAACTCATCAACATAATGTGAAAGAAAACGATGCTGTATCTCAGTGCCGCCATTAGGTATCATGATCCGTATTCCAAAAATAACTCTTGACCCTTTTGTATTTTTTTTGTGGTCATAACTTTATAAACTAAATAATCATCCCAATCTAAATCAACAATTAAACGACAATTAGGGTAATCGTTATGATTTAAGAAGCCACCTAAAGGTGTTCTAACGTATCCATGTATGATAGGTATTTTAATATGACTCATTCCTAAGTCATATTTTTTAGGTATATCGTATCTTGCAAAAATACCATGACCATGCGTAGAACTAACTCCTATAGTCAATTCTTCTGGTAATGGATTATAATAAAATCTATCGTATTTAATTTTCATCTTTAGTTTTGCCTACTAAAGATAATGCTTCTTCTGGCACTATTATTTTAACATCACATGCTATGTCTTCTTGCTTTGTGTCTGTGTTAGGGTTGTTTACATCATGATCTGCATCAGCTTTAGTTGCATAAACCATATTTGTTTTTTTATTTCTATAAACTTCTTTACTTTCGCACCTAATAACTTTCATAAATAAAATATCCTATATTTACCTACTTTTTGCAAGAAATATTAATCCACTCCCTTGTTTGTGGAGGATTATCTATATCTTTAGACATAGGAAAACTAATTGATAATCTTTTTGATAATGATGTTGCTTGATGAACTATATTTTTAGGAATATATATAATATCTCCTTCATTTAAAATAATATCTAAAATAGGTTTCTTGTCTGTAATTACTTGGCGTTCTCCTTTATATAAATACATATCCCATATTTTAAAATTAGTTTGACCAGCTACTTGTACAATTATGTTATCTGATCTATCCCAATGTTTATTTAAACTTGTATTTTTTTCGCCTTTATTTAAATCAAAATAAATATGTGCATCTGCAACAACTTCGTTTTCTTTTTCTAAATAATTACATATGCTATTAATATTTTTATTGGCTCTAGACATATCAGAAATCCAACATACTCCTTGTTCTACAACTGCTTTTATACAATCTGCTGGTATAGATTTGTGATCGCTTACCCAAGGTGATGATTGCCAGCCTATATTATTATGATTAGCTGTCGTGTGAAATCTGTCTACATTTGTAAGTGGTCTTATGTTTATTAAAGTTTCAAGTTCCTGCCAACTGAACAAATCGTAACAAACCTTTGCTAAGTAGTTAGGTTTATTTTTTTTTATACAGTCTAATATTTTATGTAAGCCAAGTGACAATGCTATATCTGCACCCTTTCGTTATAGTAGTAACACGATGAGGATATAAAAAATTACTTGGAAATAAAATCATATCTCCTGCTTTTAAATCTGCTTTAGAATATACCTTTTGTGTCATAGGATTAAAAAACAAAACATCACCTCCTTCATAATCTTCATTTAAATTTATAATTATAGATATAGTTCTGTTTAAAGCAGAAGAAGCATCAACATGCTTTATATAAAAATTACCTTTTTCATATTTTAAAAGATTTATTTCGTGCAGGTGTAATCTACCTAAAAATTTTATATGTTCAGAATATTTAGACATAGCTTCCTTAACACTATCTTCTACTATTTTGTAATATGGAGGAGCACCATAATCATTGGGGTTTAACCAATGAGATAAAACATTTCTTGTCTTAGTATCTGTTTGTGGTTTATTATATCTACCAATAACTTCCGCTTTTGTCTTACAATGTTCATCCATGTAAGAAATCAATTTTTTGCAATTATCTTTGGTAATTATTTGTTCTATTTTGAGTATAGCTTCTTGAACCAACATCCTATAAATATACTAATATCACCCATTTTGTAAAGAACGATCTACTAAAGCATAAGATACTATACCTTGTATTTTACCACCAGTTCCAGCAGTTAGTTTAAGTATATCACCCTCCTCTAATACAAGTGTTTGAGATATTACTTGTCTTGTTGTATTAGTTGCAATAGATGCTTTGTCTATTCTAAAAGTAGCAGTAGCACTCGTGTCAGTTACTTCAGTAGTAAGATCAACATTTCCAGAATGATTATTATGTGCTTGTATTTGTTTTATTAAACATCTGCCAGAAGTTGGTGCAGTCAATACAGTTGTTTGGCTTGTATCTGATAAATTAAAACCTGCGTTTTTGTACTGTATCGTCATGATATAAACCAGTTAAAAGTTTGTTGTTCAGAATTTAAATCTTCTTGATATGAAAAATTTAATTTTTGTATTATCTGTTGTAAAGCCAAATTAATAAGTCTTTGGTTTTCAATATTATATTCTTCCTTTGGTTCTGGAATAAATGTATTTATCTTAGCCAATTTGTTTCTTTCTTTTTAGTGCTACTTTACCAGCTTTTGCTATTCTGACTACTTCAGATTTACCCATAACTTTTGCACGTTGTTCCATCACAGTCAATATTTGTATTTTCCTAGCATAAGGTTTTGATATTTTTTTTACTTTAGCAACAGTTGCTCTTGCATCAGCTGGTGTTGCAAATTTTATTCTAACTGTATCTTTAGGATTTTCGTCAGTGTATAGTCTACGACCACTACCTTTAGGTTTTTTACCCGTTCCTTTTTTTGGATCTGCCACTAATTACTCCTTGTAATGTTTTAGCTTGTTTAGCATGAGTTCTTGATGCTTTTTTTAGTCCTGTAATAACTTTTTTAATTTTGCTTTTAGTTTTTTTCATTTACGTCTACCTTTCTTTTTGTCAGGTTCTTTTCTTATAGCTCTATATATTATATCAGGTGGTGCCATAAAATAACAGTATTCTTTTATTTTTAACATTTTAAATGATTTTTGTTTATGTAATCCCCATCTAAAATCTTCTGCATTTTGTTTTATCATATCCGCATAAAATTTATACTGCTCAGGCCATTCATGTTTAGTAAATTTCCATATTTTTTTTGCATTTAAAACCATAGCATAAGGATTCGATGTATGATCGCTTTTCCATATATTTTCATCATCTATACTTACAATGTTTTTTATGTCCATACATTAACGTCTGCCATCTGGTTGTACATCTGCTTTAAAAGTTCCATATCTCCAGCTTTCGTTAGTTGCAGTATTTTCTATTTTTAAATTAGCTGCTCTGGCTCTTGCTCTTGTGTCTACTTTTTGTGTAGTTTTACTAATAGTAAAAGGTCCCAAACTGCTGCTAGCTTCTGCATCACTAGGAAAATCCTTAAGGTTAATTGTTACTCTAGCATTACCACTAAGTGCTCTAAAATCAGGAATAAATCTTCTAACCTTAATAAAGAATTCACCTGTGCCCATTTGAGGATCGTTTACTTCAAAATCACCACTTTGTATACTCCCAACTATAGCTGTAGTTGCAGAAGAATTTACTTGATTATTACCTTTTTCGTGAGCATACAATGTAGAAGCTCCATTAATATTAGTAACTCCTTGTATAACAGGAAAAGTAGGTATACCTGTTTCAACAAATTCAGTAGCATAAGGATTATCGTATACAGTTTTATCATAATAAGTAGTTCTAGATAAGGAACCTATTGACCAAACATTTTCTAAATAGTTATACGTTACCATTCTGTCTATTTGTGTAGATCCTGCTTTAGGATAAAACCAATTAATCTCACCAAATAAAGAATTATACCCAGCAGATATAATGTCTGAGGCGTCAAAATTTAAACCTAAATCTCCATCATCAATAGTTGTAAAAACAAAATCCTCAACAGAACAAGCTATTTTTTTCACTGTACCATCATATAAATAAAAACCACCCGCTTGTCCCATCCAATAGACCACACCATTAACTGCTACTATTCCATGTTGCGATATTAAACCACAGTTAGCACCAACTTGTTCTATGCCAAAAGTAAAAGGAGGACCTATAAATCTCATGCTGTAAGCAGCTGTGTCAGTAAGAATTAAATTATATGACCCAGCGTTGACTCCACCTACTATTTTAGCTCCATTATCTATTCTAAAAGTTCCTGCTGTGTTTATAGATGTTGGTGCATAATCAGTTAAACTCTCTTGATCTGAAAATCTTATGAACATTTTATCTTGTGTACCACTAGCTATTGTTGGTTCTGTGCCTAAATGAATTAAATGTCTATCTCTATCGGATACTAGAGTCATAACAGATTTAGTAGGTGCTCCAGATATGACCGCAGCTCTTGTTCCTAAAGCATTTGATGCTGAGGGGTCCCACGAAAAAGATTTATTGTTACGTACTGTACCTACAAGTATTTGTCCAAAATTATCTAAAGACCAATTACCAGGTTCTAATACTACAGTAGCATCATCTGTTGCCTCTCCCCAACCAGAAAATGTAGATGCTTCAGTCACTGTAGCTTCATCACTATGTGCGGCAGTTGCAGTTCCAGAAGCTCCTCTAACAATACCTGTTAGATTAGACCCACTGATACCTGTATATGTTATGAGTTCACTATCAATTAAAACTATACCTCCTGTAGCAGAAAAGTTAGCAGTAGAATCAAGAGTTATTGTAGTGCCTGAACCACCTGTACCAGCACTGTCGTTTAACAAAGCTCCATCCAAAGTATTTGATGCAATAGGAAAAGTTTCTCCGCCCCATCTACCAGTGCCAAAACCATATCCTGTAACTTGTCCCGCATCACCTACTCTAAAATAAGGAGTAACTGTAACACTGCCAGCTGCACTCATACCAGTACCGGACTCGTTACCAGACATAGTAATTGTAAAAGAATCAGATAAAGCAGATATAACTTGAAATGTATTATTAGTAAAATTAGCAGTAGTAAAACCTGTAGCACCACCACCTGGTAAAGTTACACTACTAAATAAAAATAAATCTCCTTCAACTAAGCCATGTCCTGCTTTGTTTATAGTAACTGTAGCCGAACCATTAGAGGATGTAAAAGTACAAGAAGTAAGAGCTGTATCAAGAGGGCTTATGTCGTAAAATGCTCCTTCATAATAAACAAATAAACCTTTGTTAGTGCCCAAAGCAATATATCTTCTACCTAAAGTATCTGCCCATATATGAGATGCTCTTGTTACACCAACTAAAGTGTTAAGAGTGGTTTGTTCCCAACCACCTATTTTTTCTGGATAACCATAACGAAATCTTACATTATCACAATCAATCCACTTACCTTCAGCTCCTGTGGGAGTAACTTGTTTATTTATACCAGGTGCTATTTTGACTTCACTTAAAGGCATTAGTTAGCCTATCTTTTTAAATCTACAACTGAACTATCGTCACTCCATCTGTTGACACGAGCTACCTCTGTAACTTTACCATCTACTACAGTGTCTGTGTATAATGCTTTTATTTCGGTCATATTAGAAGCTCCATCTATGGCTGAACAAATGTCTTCACAGTCCTTACGTATTGCTGCACAGTAATCAGTGACTAATGTAGGAATTGTTTTTGAACTATCCATTGTTACTCTTGCCACTAACCAGTCAAACTGTCTCATTTTATCAAAAGCAGTCTGTTTAGCTGAAGATTTTGCTTCAACTTTAAAATTAGCTAAATCTTTATCCACTAACTTTATAGTTTCTTTTACTTTTTTATCTGACGTATCATAAGCATAAGTTGCAGAACCATCCCAGTCATTAAATCTAGTATCGCCAGTATCTGCTCTTACAATCGTAAACAATCTTACAGCGTTTAATTCACTCTCAGACCATAAAGAAAAAATCTCTTTAGGATGTTTAATGCCATCAATTGTCATTGACTTAGGTGCAGATATAACCTCGGTAACACTATTATCGCCATTAGTATCTACTAAAGCCCACATATTAATCTCCTTTATAATTAATTAACTATATGGAGATTGTACCACATAAGGGGTGCTTGACGCTACAGCGTAATCGATAGCCCAGCGTTTTTTTTCACAATAAATATCTCCTGCTTTATGAGGTATCAAAGGATTAAAAATCATAAAAGAACCAGGAGGTGCATAATAATCTTTACCATCCCAATGAAAACCACCTCCCCAATCTTCTTTCCAGTCTGATTCTAAAAGACCTAAAACTTTAATAACATTTGCTTCTGGTGGCATATCATGTTTGTGATCTGTGTGCATATTATTATAAGTGTGTTTATCTCTAACTCCTATACCAGCACAATAAACATTCATAGTAATTAATTTACATTTTTGATGTATCATAGATAAGATAGCATAAGCAATACCTGCTCCTGTTGCTTTTGCTATTGTATTACCACCATTGTTAATTAAATTAATTTTTGGAAATCTTTCATCTATCGGATGATTTACTGGGTATTGTAAACTCCACTCTTCACATTGTATTGACCAATCTTTAAGCAAATCTAACAAATGTAAAGGAACTGCATCTTTAACTATTGTCAGTTTGTGTTTCATCTTTTCTTTCTACGATAAAATTAGCTGATATTGATATTCTTTCTTTGTTAGATTTATTAACTGTTACGGAATGAGGTAAATGTGCAGGAAATATAACTAAACTATCTGTTCTTGGATAGTGAGAGTATTTTAACCTAGCAAATAAACTATCTGCATTTAAAGGAACGTTGTAAAATTTTTGAAAATTCATTATCTGATCCACGCTATCTATTATTAAAATACCACTGTCCTCTGGTACTTCTAAATAAACAGTTGCTGTAAAATCTGTTTGTGGATGTGTGTGTGTAATATTCCATGCTTCAGGACCATTAATATTTGTCCAAACTGCTGTGCAAAGCAATCTAAATTTACCAGGACCATATGCTTGTATGGCATCACCTACATCTTTTGCTAATTTATTTACAAACTTTTCCTTAAGTTCATATTTACTTCTAATGTAATCGTTTGATTGAAAACCACCAACATTACTTATTTTTCTGCCACCTTGTTTTTTTGACCACTCAATAAACTCTTTTTTTTCTTTAAATACAAAATCTTTTTCAAAAATAGGAATACCAAACATTCCTGTAATTTTTTTATTATCTTTATTTTCAGTGGTTTTATTTTTTTCCATTATCGTATAATAACGGATTAATCAAAGAATACAAATACTTTTTAAAACTGTGTTACTTGATCAAATTGATAAGGGTTACCACTAGCTATCGGTTCCATATCCCAAGCACTTAAAAAAGAACCACCATCAAAACCTGCGTGATACACTTTCCAAGTTTGACCTGTGTCTGACGCAAAACCCATTTGTCTTATTAATTGTGCATTTTGTCCATGATATAAATATGCTCTTACACCAGGTGCATTACCTCCAGGCACACTTGCTTGTAAGTCAAGTATAACAAAAGGTGGGTTGGTTGGACTTGCAGGTAAATAATGAGGGGCTCCAGGTCCTGAGTTATAACTGGTATTGTCGCCTTGAAACCTATAATGTGTATGACCATTTGGTTTCCAGTGAAACCACAAACCAGGTGATTGAATTTGACTTAATTGTCCATTAACACTTGTACCAGATGATATTGCCATATATCTTGTTACTTTTTGATGCATACCAAACACTCTTCGACCAGCATCAGACGCACTTGTATAACTGATTGGAGAAGCGTATCTATATTGCAAAAGACCTCCAGGTCCTGAGCCTGTTCCTCTAGTTGTTGTATATGGACTTCCTAAAGTGCCACCCCAATCGTCAAAATTATAAGGGTTAGTAGTAGTGAAATTAAAATTAGAACCTTGATTAACAGGCATAAAAACTCCTTATTGAAAATCTAATTGAGCTGCACCTAATAAGATATTATCAGC